ACATCAGATGCTCGGGATGAGTTAGCGGCTTTGGCCCAACAACTCGCTGAGAATCCCGCCACTCGCAAAGAGTTTCTGCGGATGACCAAAAAAGTCAAACCAGACCTCCCCATTCCCGAACTTGACATTGAAGACTACACGCACAAGGTCGTATCCAAGGCCGATGAGCGTGTTCAGGCTTTGGAAGCCAAGTTGCGTGAGCGGGATGCGATGGAAGAATTGCAAAAGCGCCGTCAGTCCTTGATGAAAAAAGGCCTGATTGCTTCTGAAGATGAAGTAGGCGATGTGGAGAAAATCATGCTGGAGCAAGGTATCACGAACCATGAGACAGCAGCACAGTATCATGCGTGGATGAAACAGGCAGCAGTGCCGACTTCTTCTGGTTACAACCCCCAGGTCATTCAACAGTTTGACTTGAAGGGCTACTGGAAGAATCCGACTTCTGCCGCCCGTTCTGAAGCAATGAAAGCACTCAATGACCTGCGGAAACCGCAACGGCCCATTGGGTTGTAAAGAGGGTATTTTTTTCTAAGGAGGCCTTATGGCTATTGGCGGCGGCATCCTACCAGCAACAGGGTCAAGTCAATTCAATGAACTGACCTACGTTACTCGTAGAGCCTTTATCCCCAAGCTGGTTGTCCAGCTTTACAACTCGACACCCCTCATGGCGGCTCTGATTGCCAACAGTCAGCAAGCCTCCGGCGGTGTGTCTTCCGTAACCGTGCCCGTGCAGGGCGCTCAGTTTGTGAATGCTCAGTGGTCTGACTACAGCGGCTCGTTCGCTCAACCGTCAGTCCAGCAAGGCGCTTACAACGCTGAGTTTGACCTGAAGCTGATGATTTCTCCCGTGCCGTTCCTCGGTATGGAAGGTGCAGTTCAGCAAGACGCAGCAATTATCCCGTTGATTGAAGCTCGTATGAACGATGCAACCAACGTGATGATGGATGCAATGGCAACGGCGTTGTACAACAACACCACCAACACTCAGCAGTTCATCGGTCTGCCTGCTGCCGTTAGCGCCTCTGGCACTTATGGCAACATCAACCGCTCGACCTATAGCTGGTGGCAGTCCAAGTCCTATGCTGCGGGTTCCGTGAACCCCACCCGTCAAAACATCCTGCAATACATTTCCGGCACTGTGAAAAACGGCGCTGAAATGCCTAGCTTTGGTGTTTGCGGTTTTGGCACTTGGACTTTGCTGGCTCAAGACTATGTTGGTCAAGAACAGTATGTCATTACCCCCGGTTCTGGCTTTGATGGCGACAACAACGGCCCCCAGGCAGCATTCCGTGCCCTGATGGTTGCTGGTGTTCCCATTTATCCTGACCCCTACTGCCCAGAAGGTACGGTTTACTTCCTGAATACCAACTACCTGTCGCTCTACATCCATGAGCAAGGTTCGTTTGTGTTTACTGGATTTGAATCCACCCTCCCCAACTGGCAGATTGGTTACGTTGGTGCGGTTTTGATGATTGCCGAATTGGTAAACGTCAAACCCAAGTCGATGACCGTGGTGTCGGGTTACAACTACCTCTCACTGTAAGGAGTCATCATGTCTCTAGCACTTAACAAAATCATCCTGGCTGGTGCAACCACCAACGCCTCTGGTGCTTATTTCAGCAACACCACCGTTACAGCTACCAATGCTGGCGCAGTGATTCCTGCTGGTACGTACTTGATGTTCCCCACTGCCAACGTCATCGTGACCGCAAACAACGGCGCTACGATTTCAACTCTGCTTGCCAATAACACTGGCGGCGTGTTGATTTCTGACGGCGTGAACGTGTTTGCCCAGTCCACTGTTGCTGGCAACGGTACTGTCGTGTTGTTGACCACCAACGGTGGCATCAACGTCAGCAGCACCTACGCATCATAAGGAATCGGCATGAACTCGAACCATGTAGGCTCCCTGTACCCCGATAGCTTTGGCAGTATTCTCATCGGCACTACCTCCACCCCTGTCGGGTTGGGTTCAACTGGTAATGCTGTTGCGACTATTCCGACTATCGGTACAAGCTACATTGTTCGCCGTATCACCGTGGCAAATGCCAACGGCAGCGTAGCCCTCGCAAACGTGACCATCATCAATAGCTCTGATGGTGCAGTCGCAAATGCGGTGTCTAACGCTGTCGTGCTGGCAAACATCACAGCAACAACCAAGTACCAGGACATGGGATTGACGGCTAACACCTCAACCACCATCTACTCTGGTTCTTTGTTTGTTTGTGTGAACACGGCAGCCGCTGCAAACAACACGGTTGACATTTCTGTCTACGGCGACATTGTGACGCTATGAGTGTTGTCTATGTAACCAACAACACCCCTGACAAGCTGACAGTAATGTTCGCTTACAAGGAAGTTGAATTCCCACCTGGGAAGACTGTCGAGATTGCTGATGAAGCTGCCCGGCACATTTTTGGTTACGGTGACAACAACAAGGAACCGTATCTGGCCCGGTTGGGTTGGATACGGCTTCACTCCGAATTGGAACAAGGAATGGAGAAGCTGTCTAAATTTGATATTCAGACAGAGGCTCCCGAACAGAACCGCTCGTTACCCTCGGCGGTTGGCGTAGTACCTCTGCGGCTTGAGAAAGCCGCCGGGGGAAAGGCTACCCAAAGGGCAGCTTAAAATGGAAGCCAAATGGCAACTCTTACTTCCTACCTCTCGGAAGTCCGGCGGCTCTTGCATGATGCCAATGGTGTCTTCTGGTCAGACGCTGAACTAACGGACGATATAAATAGCGCCCGTGAGAGAGTAGCGAGAGATACAGGCTGTTTACGCACATTACAAATTTCAAGCACACCCATTTCTAACACGGGTGTACCTGCAAGTATCTGGGCTGCTGGAGAAATTGTCACTGCTGGACAGTTTGTTTTCAGCAACATTTTCATTTATGAAGTCATCACGGGTGGCGTGTTAGACACGACTGCACCTCCGTACCCGTCTGCCAACAACACATTCCCGCCCAGCACACCGTTCACCAACGGTACTGCAACCCTGCAATACTCTGGCCCCGCTGAAATTATTCCGTATGGAATTTTGAGCACGGGCACAACGCTGGACATTCTGAACATCACGCTGTACTGGGGCAATAGTCGCATTCCCCTGCGCTACTTGCCTTGGTCAAACTTCAATGCCCAGTTGCGGTATTGGCAAAACTATGTTGGCAGACCTGTGTGTTTTTCAGTCTATGGACAATCTCAGATTTACATTGGGCCTGTGCCTGACCAATCCTACGCCATAGAGATTGACAGCACCATTCTGCCAACGCCTCTTGTTGCAACAGACCCGTCTGCAACAGACCCTATCAATGACCCTTACACCACACCTGTGGCTTTCTATGCAGCTTACAAAGCCAAGTACAAAGAGCAGAGCTATGGTGAAGCAGAAATCTACAAGCAAGAATACCTGAAGCATGTGAATGCCGTGCTCAATAGCACCTTCACACGGCGCATCCCAGACCCCTACTCAACTCCGTACTAATCATGGCAGCAGCAGAGCAAAAAAAGTCCTATGCTGTCATCAAGAACTTCAAAGGCCTAAACACCAAGGCCAACCGAACGGCAATTGATGAAGAAGAATTCTCCTGGATAGAGAATGCCCAACCTATTGGGTTTGGCAACATCAAGATTGTCCAGGCTCAATCTGCTGTGCTGGATTCTGGCGGCAATGCCGTTGTCTTTGCCAACACGACTACCTCGCTGGAGTCTGCTAACATCAATGTCAGTGACTACATCTTGTCTTTTGAGGACAACGGACGGGCTGAATACTTCAACCTGACCAACTCCACAAAAGGCAATGTGGCTGTGACAGGCACATTCTCCAGTGCCAACGTATCCACCGCCCAGTACAAGAACGAGCGAGTCATCATTGGTGACCCGACAAAGGGTTTGTCTAACTGGGATGGCACAAACTTAGTGTCTATGGGGTCTGTCGGTTCTATCGGCATCACAAACCCAGGCTCAGGCTATCTTTCCGCACCTTCTGTAGTCATCAGCGCCCCCAATGACACGGGTGGCGTACAAGCCACGGCAGAAGCAACCATCACCACAGGCGCAGGCGGTATCACCAGCATTAACGTGACTGCCGGGGGTTCTGGCTATACCGCTGTGCCGGGTGTCGTTATCACTGCCCCAGATGTGCAGGGTGGAACACAAGCCCAAGCTGTAGCCACCATCTCTGGCGGTGCTGTCGTTGCCATCACGGTGACTGTCCCAGGCTCAGGCTATTTGAATGTGCCCACTGTGAGTTTTTCTTCTGGCGCAGCCGCAGCTACTGCGGTGCTGACAAAGGGTACGGTCAATTCCATCACCCTGACAAACGCCGGAACTGGCTATACCTCGCCTCCTACCATCACCCTGACAGGCGGTGGTGGTGCGAATGCGGCAGCTATTTGCCAGCTTGTGACGTTTGCCACAGGTACGCTATCTGTGCTGGTAACAAATGGCGGTTCTGGATACGGGCCTAGCGGCTCTTTCTACGTTACTGTCACAGGCACTGGCGGTACAGGCGCAAATGCCACAGCCATTGTTAGCGGTGGTGCAGTCACGCAAGTGATTATGAACAACCCCGGCAGCGGCTACACGGCTGCTGGCACTGTCACTTTTGGTGGCTCTGGCTCCAACGCTTCTGGCACGGTTATCCTGAACAGCGATGAGATTGCCTCTGTTGCCACGTTCTCAGGCCGCACTTGGGTGGCGGCAGGGCGTACCGTTTACTACTCTGCTGCTGGCAGCTACAGTGACTTCACATCTGTGTCTGCCGGAAACTTCCCGATAACAGACTCAACATTGCACGGCAACATCAAGTCTTTGCTGTCGGCAAACAACTTCCTTTACATCTTTGGTGAAGACAGCATCAACGTCTTCTCTGACCTACGTGTTTCTACTACTGGCTCAACCCTGTTCACGAACACCAACGTCAGCGCCAGCGTAGGCAGTAACTTGCGATATGGGGTTTTCCCTTACTTCCGCAGTGTGCTGTTTATGAACAACTACGGCATATATGCGTTGGTAGGTTCTACCACCAGCAAGATTTCTGACCAACTAGATGGTCTGTTTCCGTACATAGATTTCACCCTGCCTGTCACTGGCGGTCAGGTGTTGCTCAACAACATCCTGTGCGCTGCATTCAACTTCTACCTCAAATCTACCTACCCGTATGCAACAGGTGGGCGGTACATCCAGGTGGTGTTTTTTGAGAAGAAGTGGTTTATCACCAGTCAGGGTGCAATCACATACACAACTTCTGCGCCTGTGAGCGGAGTTATCAACCTGTATGGAGTTGCGGACAAGTCGTTGTACAAGCTCTATGCCAGTTCGACTGCCAACGTGTCTAGCAAGATACAGACGGCTTTGTCTCCCATGAAAGACCCCATCCGTACCAAGCAAGCTCTGAAGTTTGGTATAGAGGCAACGCTTACCACTGGTGGCACATTCAACGTGACGGTGGATAGCGAAAGTGGCTCCAGTCCTACCTACGTGCTGAACAACGCTGTCACGTGGTACAACAACTCTGGGGCAACGATTACTTGGTTAAATAATTCCAGCGCAACTATTGGCTGGTTGACAAGTAACGGTTATGCTCTTTACAAATCAGATGCCCAGCAATACGGTAAGTATTTGGGTCTGACAATGACTTCTACAGACCCAGCGTTTGTAGTGAACACGTTTGAATTTGAACATGAACTACGAGTGAGGTTCTAACATGGCTGTCCCATATACTTTTGGCACTGCAACCGCTGCTATCCCGCTGTCCCAGTTGGACAGCAATTTTGCTACTGCAATCACTATCGGTAACACGGCGGTGCAGTTAGGCAATACTGTCACTACGCTCAATAACATGACGTTGGCTAACGTCACCATCAGTAGCGGTACTGTGACCATCACAAACGTAGCTGTGACCACCGCTAACGTGAGTGGAACTGCAAACATCTCTACGCTGGTAGTTGTGGGTAACGAGACTGTCGGTGGGAATACCACCATCACGGGAAACATCACTGCCACAACCATTAAATCAACTACATCATTGAATCTTTACGCTGCCTCTGCGTATGACGTAAACTTATATACAGGAAGCACCAACACCGCTCGACTTTCTTCCAATGTAAACGGTGTTTTTACTGTTGGCACTCAAGGTAATGTTGGTGCGCTTGGAACTGATTACGGAACCATTGGCGCATGGGGTTCTGCTGGTGGTGGATTCAGAATCTATCGTGGCACTGGTGCGGGTACACCTATTGCAACTATTTATGCAGATAACACGGGAGTATTTGTTAATGGAAGCGAAGCTGTGCCGATGGTGTTTTCTACCAATGGAACAGAGCGCGCCCGTTTCAACGCTGGCGCACCAATCCTTTGCTTGGCAGGTGGTAGCACTACGGCAACGGGTACGGGTATCGCATTCCCTTCAACTCAATCAGCATCGTCTAATGTCAATACATTGGATGACTATGAAGAAGGCACTTTTACTCCGACTTGTACGCTTGCCACACCGGGAACTTCTTCAACCTCTAGCGCAGTTGGTGCCTACACTAAAGTTGGCAACTTAGTAACAGTAACAGGACGTTTAACTTTTACCAAAGGAACTGGCACTGGGGATTTGTCGTTTGGTGGATTGCCATTTGCTTCAACCAGTACAGCAACATACCAAAGTTCGGGTGCTCTTTCTTTGGATTCAGTAGGTGTAGCGGGTAAAGTTTATTACTTTTTACTTGTTAATAGCAGCACTACACCTATATTTCTATCTGTAACGCAAGTAGGTGGTGTGGTAGCAGTAGCGTCTGCTACTGACCTTGGTGTATCGGGTGCATCAATTCGATATATGTTTAGCTATCAAACAGATTAATCAACCAAAAGGAAATCATTATGGCAATCACCAAAGAAACCGCAGTAGACCAAATCACCGTTACTGAGAGCGGCGTTGTTCTGTATCGTGAAGCTACACGCATCATAGAAGACGGCAACGAACTCAGCAAGACCTACCACCGCACAAGCCTTGTGCCGGGTCAAAATCTGAGAGGTCATCCTGCCAATGTTGCGGAAATATGCAATGTTGTTTGGACTGCTGAAGTCATTGCGGCATATCAGGCGCAAGTTGATGAACAAAATCCAGTAACACAACCATGATGTTGTTACACCCAAATTTTTTTGGAGTTCACAATGAGCATTAACTCGCCTTTCACACCCACAGGCAACACTGTCACGTTCACAGGAGTTATCACCACGCCTCCTACGCCTGTGCAAGCCAACAGCTACTCACTAGGTTCTAACCAGTACCGCATCTTGAATGCTGGTACGGTTACTGTCTTTCTGGGTGTTGGTAACACTGCTGCTGGTGCTACTGCAAATGCAACTGTAGTGACCAACAATGCGGCTGCCATCCCGTTGCTTGCGGGTACAGATGAAATCTTGTCGTTCACACCTAACGCATATTTCACTGGTATCACAAGCTCTAGCTCTGCGGTTGTCTACATTACCCCTGGTAGCGGTTCGTAATGCTAAAAACAGTTAGTTCAATCACCAATGCCATAGGCGCTCTTAACTATAAGGGCACATGGGATGCTGCTACCAACAACCCGACTCTTGTGTCTAGTGTTGGTACGCAGGGTGATTACTATGTTGTTTCTGTAGCTGGTTCTACAAACCTCAACGGCACTACCTTGTGGGGTGTCGGGGATATGGCTATCTTCAACGGTAGCATCTGGCAAAAGGCAGATGGTGGAGACACCAGCCTAGTTACAAGCCTGACGGTCACTGGTCTGACAGGCTACATGTATGCCAACAACACCACACCTGTTACCGCATCTACAACCATTCCTGTTGCCAACATCACAGGCGCTGTGCCTAACACGGTCAACGTCATTGCTGGCACAGGCATGTCTGGTGGTGGTGCTCTCACAGGTAATGTCACACTCAACCTTGCCAACACTGCTGTAACTGCTGGCACTTACGGCAATGCCTCTGCTGTCTCGCAGATAACCGTAGATGCACAAGGACGCATCACCAGTGCTGGTAATGTGACTATTGCCATTGCCAACTCTGCCGTGTCAGGGTTGGGCACTATGTCCACCCAGAATGCCAACAACGTAGCCATCACTGGTGGCAACATCACTGGCATCACAGGCAATGTCGTAGGTGCTATTCCTAACGGCACAATCACAAACACTCTCCTGCAAAACAGCACTGCAACGCTGGGAAATGCAACCATTACGCTTGGCGGTACTACCAGTTCTGTGGGGAACCTCACGCTTGCTAACGTGACGGTGAGCAGTGGCAATGTCACCGCAAATGTGTCGCTGACAAACGCTACCAACACCAGTGCTACCTTTGCCACATCCAGCTTGCCTCTTGTGCCTGCCGGATATTTGAAATTCCAACTCTCCAACGCTACGGTTGTTCTTGTGCCGTACTATGCCCAATGAACATGGAAACACTTTCCTATGTGAAGTTTGGGGACAAGGATGGCCTCGGGGAGTTCTTGTTTGAGAACGGTGTGCAGCACCAGCTCTTCTACGAGATTCTGGCTGACCAGGGAATACTTATCCAGAAGTACCCCATCACAGATGCAGACCCTGCAAACCTAGATGACTGGTTGTTTGTGCATAACCAAGAACATCAAGCACTGGCAACGATTCTGAACCTGGATAACCCTTTCCAGTTGCTAGACAGTGATTGGAATGTGGAAGAAGATTTCTATGACTGGGTTGGTGTTCACCAGACCATTCATCAACAAATAGCATCGTCTTTGGGAGTGTGATATGGGAACAATAGTTAATGGAAACACTTATTACACGGGCGCTGGAGTAAAAGAAGGAAATCCAATGCTTGGGCCAATTGGAGGCTTTGGCCCAAACTGGCTAGAGTCTGCAAAAGCCGAGCAAATGAAGCTGGCTGGATACAATGTAATTTACGGCGATTATGTTCCTCAACAACAAAGTGGTGGATTTTTTGGTGGTTTAAGTAATGCGCTTGCCAGCATAGACCCCAGCACTGCTATCAGCCGTGAGCTGACAAAAGTTGCTCAACCTGTGGAGAAGGCCGTTACGTCTGCTGTGTCTGACGTGAGCAAAGCTCTGAGCACTGATGATGCCAAGAAAGCCATGGCAGTTGGTGCTGCTTTCTTTGTTCCCGGCGTTGGTGCTGCCATTGGTCAATCACTTGTTTCTGCTGGTGTGATTACTGGTGCAGCTATCCCGTATGCCACAGCAATAGGTACAGCCATCGCCAGCACAGCTTCACAAACAGCGCAGGGTGTTCCTCTTGAGCAAGCACTGGGAAATGCAACTACAAGCGCCGTTGTTTCCACGGGTGCTCCAAGCGTTGCACAAGACATTAACGCTCTTGTAAAAAGCCCAGCGGTAGCAGATGCCATTACATCTGCTGGCGCATCTGCGTTAAAGACTGCCGCAGCAGGTGGTTCTGCGGAGGACATTCAGCGCAACATGACTGCGGCTCTTGCCGGGTCTACCGCATCATCTTTGTATACAGAAGCCGCACAAGCAGAAACGATGGCTACAGGCCGCACTATCGGCGCTGCTGTGGGTGGCGCAGTTGCAGGCGGTACAGCAGGCGCAGTCACTGGCGTTGCCAGCGAACTAGGCCGTCCAGAAACAACGCCGACCAGACCCCCACAATTGGCTGAAGCCGACACGGGCACAGTTTCAGACGTTCCTACTTTGACAGAAACTTTGGTGACTGCAACACCAGAAGCTCCTGGCATTGGTGACACATCCATCATTTCACCAGAAACTTCAATCAGTCCCCAAGACAAAGCGGTGATTGACGCTACCGGAATTGGCGCAGAGCCAGCATTGAAAGAAGTGACTGTCACTGCAAAACCAGAAACTACAGCAATAGAAGACACATCTATTGTTTCTCCAGATGCAACGGTAACTCCCAAAGATGAAACATCTGTAAAGCCCGTTACTGAAGAAGCAAAACCACCCGTTGAAGAAGACAAAACAGCGGTAGAAGAGCCTGCTCCTGAAGAAGAGCCGTACAAGCCAGAATTGTTTATCTACGGGGGGAAAGCACCCAAGACTTCTGGACGGCAAACAACCAACTTGGGGACTACACTACAGGCTCCGTTTTACCCTACCAGCACTCTGGGGCAGGCATTGACAGGATACCGTGGAGCGGGTGAAATTGAGGGTAAGAAATCGGGTAAGCCTCGCCAGAATGTGTGGAACGAGGAATCACTGCGTCTTAAAGATGCGTTAGGACTGTAAATGGCTTCAGCACTCAGGAAAATGACCACCGTTGGCGCAGATGTGCGCCAGATTGCCGCCTTATTGCAGGCAAAAGCCCCTAAAGGGCACATGCTGGCCTACATTACCCCCCAGGAAGCAGCCCTGCTGAAGGCAGAAGGAGGCTCTGGTAAGCCTCATGCGGACACCGGAGTGCCCTCTTTTGAGAACGAATTTGAAGCTGGCAACGAAGGATTTACCTACGAACAGCCTGCTGCTCCCGCCTATTCTGGCCCTAGTGGAGCAGAGGAAGCGGCAACTGTTGGGTCAGCGCCTGAAATTTCTCCAACGATTTCGGCTCCCCCGCCCCCAGAAATTTCCATTTTTGGAAATGCTCCTGTAAATTATCAAGCTGAGTTTGGTGGTGCGCCTGTGCCGGAGACACCTGCCACGTATGCGGAGGTTGGACAACCCATAACAACACCAGAATTGCAAACTCTGGCTGGCAGACTTGGCCCCACTGGTGAAGCACCAAAACCACAAGAAAGCGTTGCTGACAGATTGTCAAAAGCCCTGGGTATTAGCAAGGGTGACTTAGCAAAGCTGGGAATCACTGGTGTACAAGCTGTTCTGGGTGGCAAGCAAGCTACACAGGCACGGGAAGCTGGTCAGGCTGGCAAGCGTGACATACAAGCTGTGGCGGCTCCCTACCAGGCTAAAGGCCAAGAGCTGCAAGCGGCTGCACAGCGCGGTGAACTCACTCCTACAGGCCAGCAAGCTATTGCTGCTGCACGGGCACAAGCTGCACAGGGCGCACAAGCCAGAGGCGGTGTAGGCGCACAGCAGACAGAAGCACAGGTGCAAGCTCTGCGTCAACAGTTGTTGCAACAGCAGTACGACTATGGCCTGAAGTTGTCAGGTATAGGTGACCAGATGGCCCTGGGTGCTATCCGCACGGGTATGCAAGCTGACCAGTACGCTAACCAGTTGACCTCTTCATACTTCAACAACATTGCCAGGATTGCTGCTGGCACACCCACTGCAAGACCAGAGGTGGCATGATGGCTGAAGTCACCAAACCACTCAAAGAGCTTGCCAGCATTACTCCGTCATTTGAACAGACGGTTAAACCTGCACAAGAAAAACTGGCTGAGTCAACAAAAGCAAAGGCAGAAGTTGCTGGCGCTGAAAAGGCAATGCTTACCCAGGCAGAAGCAGATAGGCAGAAGGCTTATCAGCAAGCTGGTGAAGCCGCTACACAAGCGGTGAAGACTTCTCCTGTGTTTGCACAGAAAGAAGAAGTATTCAAAGAAACAAATAAGCCATTCATTCCCACACAAGATGATGCAAAAGATGTTGCTGCCTTGTATTCACTGGTTAATGTAGTTGGCATGGCTCTGGGTGCAGGCGGCAAGCAAAATTCTATGCAAGCCATGCACGCTATGAACGGCATGTTGGAAGGCTACCAAAAGGGTAGACAAGACTTGTACAAAAAAGAGAAAGACAAGTTTGATGTAAACATGAAGAACCTGAAGTCCAGATACGACATGCTGGACAAGCAGCTCAAGGATGTGATGACGCTGGCGCAGACTGACCGTGAGGCCGCAAGGCAAGCGGCAGATGTTGCCTTTGCTCAATCTGGAGCAAACTTTTACAAACAGATGGCTGACAAGATTGGGATAGCTGGCTTGTACGAGTATCACAAACAAGCATACGATGCCGCTAACAAATTGTTTGCAGAACAAAAGCGTTTGGAAGCAGATGCAGATAAGCGTGCTCACCAAAAAAGAATGGAAGACCTGGCAGCACGTAGAGTTGCACTAGCTGAAGGCAAAGCGGTTGCTGGCCCAAGTACAAAAGGCGGCAAAGGCGTTAGCGCACTCAATGACAGGTACGCATTCAATATCAATGAATCGTTCAGCCAAGCCGCAACAGACTTGTTGAATGTTGCTCAAATGCCCAAGAATACAGTTCTTGGAACATTCGCTGGCATGACGGGTCAAAGCGGAAATACGCTTTTGAGTTCGTTAGAAAATGTTGTTGCAAGAGCAGTAACTTCTGAAGACAGCAGATTGATGCAACAAATTGTTGCGGGTCTTGACCAAAACATGGCCCGCGCTCTGGGTGGTGGTTATGCCTCATCAACATCAAAAGGCTTGATACAGGCTTACAAAGAGCAAGTTGCCCAATATGGTGACTCTGCTCTTGCACAAGCTATGTTCTTGTCTCGCATGAAGCAAGAGCTTGGCATTCTTGCAAAAGCATTCAAGAACCATCCTGGCTCTAATGAAGGCTATGTGCGTGACATGCAAGAATATATGGATGCTCTTAACAAAGCAATACCATTCAATGTTTCTGATGTTATTGCTGCAAACCGTGGCAAGAAGCAAACCGTTACTGACAAGTTTTCAAAACTGGCGCAGACACCTGCTGTTGTACCTTTGCCATCAAGTGAAGGCCTGGTCACTGAAAAAGCAACTCCAGCACCTGTGGCTGCACCAACCACAAAATATGATTCTGCCGAAACTGTAAAGAATGATTACAAAAGCGGCAAAATAACCAAAGAGCAAGCTACTTCTATTCTTGTTGACCAGTTTGGATACAAGCCATGAAAGCAACAGAGTTTCTTGATTCTCCATCTGCTACCAGTTTTCTGGATACACCAACACCAGAAACAGGTGGTGCTGCGTTTGGGATTTATCCCAAGCAACGTGCTACACCGTCTACGCCGGAGACAAAGGAAGCTGTACGCAAAGGTTCAGAGGCCGCCGCTGCCGGAATGGAGGCCTTGGGATTCTTCCCGCCATCAGAAGAAAAAGAATTTGATGTTGGGCGTGTTGGAACCGCCGCTGAGTTAGGTGCTGGCGCTGGTTTGGCTGGGCCTAAAGCACTCGAAAAAATTGGCAAAGGTATGCGCTATGTGCCTTATGCCCCTGTAAAAGCGGCAGGTAGGGGTGTGCAAGCGCTTGGCAAGGCACTAGGTACAACTCCAGCAACCAGCAGAATGTTGACTGGTGGAGCTGGGTTTGCCGCTGCTGATGTTGGTGGACAACTGGCAGAACAAGCCGGATTGCCCGGTGTTGTTGGCATGGGTGCTGGCGTAAAAGCATTAGAGCAAGCGCCGAAAGCACTTGGCGCTGTTGGGCGCATGGCTGTTGGTACAACTCAACCAGAAATCACTGCTTTGTCAAAGAAAGCAGAAGATTTAGGTTTTATTCTTGAACCAGCACAGCTACGCAAAGACAGGCCTCTTGCCTCTCCAGGATTTTCTGAAGCTGCAAAAGTAAAGAACGAAAAAATTGCTACTGAGCTGGCATCAAAAGCCACGGGAAAACAAACAGAAAACATCACGCCTTCTTTTGTCGGAGAAAGAATGAAAGAACTGGGTAAAGACTACGACAAGATATTTGAGCGTAGCTTTACCATTGATAGCGACTTGGTGAAAACCATTCGTGACATGAAGAATTTTGAAGTGTCCGTTGGCCCCGCTGGTGTGGGAGAAGTCACTCGTACTGCCGACAACATCATTCGGCGTTTCAATGAAGAAATGATTGCTTCACAGCAAAAGAACATTGAAAACCGCATCAAACGCATCATGCAAACTCAGCAGCGTGGTGGTGTTGAACCAATCACCAGATTGAAAAAAGACTGGCCTACCATTCGTGATTCATCTGCCAAAGATGCCCCCGTATGGATGGGTGACGTTGAGAAAACAATCAAAGAGTTGTCTGACAATCTTGGATTGAAAACAACACCCAAGGTTTGGGCAAGCGCCCCCAGGCGTGAGGGCTTGTACGGCATGGCAACTGGTGACGGCAATATCGTCATCAATGACAAGCTAAACGTAGAAGGTGCTGTAGCTACTGCACTGCATGAGTTTGGTCACCAAGCTGAGTTTCAATTGTTCATTCACGCTCCCAAAAATCAGCGTGACGCTGTTGTCAAGGCATTCAATGACCAGATGGCCTCCATACCCGTGGGTGTCAAAACAGTTGAGCAACACAGGCCGCTGACTGCTGCAAAATACCCAGAAGAATCCAGGACAGGCATCCCTCAAACTAAATTTGAAAAAGGCTATTTGCGTGACTTCTCTGAGTGGTTTGCTGAACAAACTTCTCGCTGGATTACGACAACCAAGGCTCCTACTGATACGGTAGAAAAATTCTTTGCAAAAGTAGCAGATAGCTGGAAAAAGATTTACCAGCGTGTTGTTGGTCACATTCCTCTTGTTTCAGAGGTAGACAAATTTTTCCGTGCAAACTGGCGTGGTGACTTGATTGAACAAGTCGGCGCAGAAGCTGGCGCTGTGTCTGCCGCTGCCGAACCTGCTATTGCTGAAGGTGTATTGGCAAAAATCAAAGGTGATGAGTTGCAACGTCTGCGTAGCAATATGCAACGCCTAGCCAGGAATGCGCCCAACGGTGAAGACAGAAATGCTGCTGCTGAGTTTGTAAAAGCCCTGGATGAAGGTCTGGGTAGGTATGACCCGGCTTCTTTGCAAAAGTTACAGGAAACAAACCGCATGTATGCGGCTACGGCTGCTTTGCGTGATGGCATTGAGCAGGGATTTATCACCCAGGGCAAGGTGAGCTTGCAGGGCTTGGGTAATTACTTGGCAAAAAATGTGTATGGTTACGGCTCTGGAACCACTGCTCACCCACTGTATGACTTGGGATACTTGGGTCAAAGGCTCAACATCCGCAGCCGTGCAGAAGGTGTAGATTACCCAGGATACGATGCGGTAGCGGCTTTGCTGGGCCGTGGCAGACAAGCTATTTCGTCTGTTGTTGGCGGCAGAACCCAAACGGCAAGAGATTTACAACGTGCTTTATCAGAGAAGGAAGGTCAATGATGGCAACAGAAACTAAAGAGCAACGTCAGGCCCGTGAGGGTGGCGAGAACGAACTTCGGGGTAGCGCAGATGCGATGAAGATTAAGCGCCAGCTTGACCGCAAAGTCACCAAGACCGGGCGTAAGAACAAACGATGAGCAAGAAAGCCAAGGGCATCAATCCAGAGCTGGAGAAGGCCTTAAACGAGCTTCTCCGGCAGGTCATGGCTGACCCCACTGCCACCATCACCGACAAGATGCGGGTGGCTGACCGTGCTCTGAAGCTAGAGGCCTTGAAGCTCAAAGACTCTGACTCCGAATGGGGTGCAGGGTTTATGGATGTAGATGATGATGAGGATAAGTGATAATATGATTATCCCGACATTAAGGAGTAATCATGGACGGAATCCAAATCATCAAAGTTGCCCTTGCAATCATCACAGACAGGCTTATCAGCATCTTGGCGCTGCTGACTTCGTTTGCGCTGGGGTGTTGGACAATGTGGGAGCCGGAGTGGACAAGAGTTGCGACACTGGCTATATTCGTAGTATTCAGTTTCCTACTGGTAAACATCAAGGAGAGTAAGCATGGACATGATTCCCAAGGTTAAATCTGTAAAGTGCGCCCCCAAAATTGGCACGGGCATCATCGAGAACAAGCTGTCATCTCCTGGTGAATTCACCCCTGGGAAACTGCCTGCTGGTGGTTTCCAGGCTGTGTGGAACTTCAAGAACAACCAGCCCAACGACTATTTCACCCGCAAAGAGTCTCCCACTTCTGGCGGTGGCAAGAAGGTGTACTGATGGCTAATAACATTGCTTTTCAGGCGATGGGGAAAACGTATCAAGCCAACGCCACCACCACCAGCCAGCGCATCACCATCACTGCGGATAGCCCCTGCAATCAGTTGCTGGTGTCCAGCCATGAATCCCAAGCTGGTGGCAAGCCTGTCTACTTTGTGGTCAGCTCAAACTCATCTGTGACCTGTACAGCACCCACTGCTGGCAATCCGCAATACTCTTTGGTTGTCTCTCCTGGCAATCAAATTGTGTATACGGTTCCCACACAGTTTTCCGCTACTCCTCTGTACATTGCATTCATCACAGAATCAACTACAGGTGAAGCATACTTCACGCCTGGAGAGGGTTTAGGATAAATGGGTACACCAGAAATTGATTTGGTCAAATATGGAGTTCTTTGGCAAAAGGTCGAAGATTATGAACGCCGTTTTGATGACATGGACAAGAAGATGGACAAGATGGAAGACCAGCTTGCTCATCTGGTTGCCCTTGCAAATCAAGGTCGTGGTGGATTCTGGGCTGGTATGGCTCTTGTGTCTGCTATCTCAAGCGTAATCGGATATTTCTCTAACTTTTTTCACAAGTGAGGAAACCATGAAGTCATACCTTCTTGAGCGTCTGAAAGAGCCTTCCACCTGGAGAGGCATCACTTTGCTGCTGACTGCTCTGGGCGTTCCGCTTGCCCCCGGCATTGCTGACTTGGTTATCTCTGCTGGCTTGGCAGTCACTGGTTTGATTGGCGCTCTCACCCCTGACGCATGAGCCTGTCAGACGAGCAATCCAAGTTCTTGCTTGATGCTTGCAAGCTGATTGAATACGCCACCGCACTTGGCTGGACTGTCACCGCTGGAGAGCTATACCGCACCCAGGCTCAACAAGAGATTTATTTCAAAGAAGGCAAGACCAAGACCATGCAGAGCAATCACATGCGCCGTCTTGCCATTGATTTAAACTTCCTGAAGAACGGTAAACCAGTCTGGGACAAGGCCGCACTCCAAGAGATAGGCTCCTTCTGGGAGTCTATGAACCCACTCAACCGCTGGGGTGGAAACTTCAAGTCTTTGCCGGACGTGCCCCATTTTGAGAGGAATGTGTGATGGCAAGAAAGAAGTTTCCCAATTTGAGTGTTGGCAGAGGCGAGAAGCTGTCTGTCAAAAAGGGTGGTGGTCTGACTGCTAAAGGCAGAGCCAAAGCCAACAGAGCCACAGGTAGCAACCTCAAAGCTCCCACCAAATCAGGCCCACGTCACAAGTCGTTCTGCGCTAGAAGCAAGAGCTGGACAGGTGAGCGTGGTAAGGCAGCTCGTAAACGCTGGGGATGCAGATAATGGCATACACACCTAAAGCCAAACGTGGCTTGTACTTCAACATCAATAGGCGTAGAGCTGCTGGTCTGCCAGCAAAGAAGAGAGGTCAGAAAGGCTATCCAACCAAGGAAGCCTTCCGGCGCTCTGCTGAGACTGCTAAACGCTGACCTTACGCATCTCACACTGCAAGTGCTGGTTTAAGTAGCACATGCTTTCAATGTGAAATGCACCCTTAAAGCCATACACACTGGCCCACCGCTTCTTGTCATCAAAGTATTCACCCCAGGTATCCGGCGTGATGATGTTGACATGTGTAGGGTCTTGGAATGCCGCTGGATGCGGGTATGCCGGAGTGGATGAGTAGAACAGGCCACCCGGCACAAGCACCCTCCATATCTCGTTCATCAAGTCTATAAACGGGTACTTCGTTTCCTTGTCCACATAGATAACCCGTGGGATATGCTCTATGAAGTCAAACGCCGTGACGTAATCCACAGAGTTATCCTGAAGAGGAATACCCTCCCACACCAGGTCAGCTTGTATGTCAGCCACAGGGAACTGGTCTAACCCTATAAGCGTATCAGCCTTGTAATGGTTGCGAGGTTTAGCCCCGCATCCCAAGTCTAAAGCTCTGGTCATGGCGCAGGCAGCAAGCCGCCCTCAAAGAGGTACGTCCCAAAGTGGCCCAAGACTGCCCAGGGTGCGGCATACACCTTGATGCCATGCTCACGGCACTTGATGCAGAAATAGTAGTCCTCTGACAGCAGGCGCTCTGTACCCGGTTCTATGCCGCAAGCAAAGTATTCAACGATGCGGTCTTGCTTGATAGTGCCGTCCAGGAAGGTTACGTCATTGACATAGCTGGGCATGAGGGTGGAGAGCTTCTCCATAGCACTGCGCTTGATGAGCATGAACCCTGTACCGCCATTCCATATCTCTACAGGCTGGTCAGCAGGCACGGTAACAGCGCCCTGGTATTCCACCAGATTCACCACCAGAGAGCCTGTGCGTGTCTTGAGCTGGTCAGTGGGCACACCCTCTTTCACAGCTTGCTCAACACCTCCCCAGTTGATTTCCTTCTTAGGATAGATGCCGCAGATAACGTCAACATCTGCATCCACCATCTTCACAATGTCTGCTGGATTGAAGCGAATATCTGCATCTATAAACATTAAGTGGGTTGCATCTTGCTTTTGCATGAACCCGTGTGCAAGTGCGTTTCTGCCTCGCTGGATAAGGCTTTCGTTAAACATGCAGCTAAAGCTCATGTCAATGTCATTCTGGCGCAGTACACCTGCGGCGGTCAGCAGTGACTGGGTGAAGTACCCAGTACACATGCCGCCATACATTGGCGTACAGATAAAAACGTGTGCTTTAGACATTTACGTGGCTCCAAAGTTTGTTGTGTCTGATGTCGTTAATTGTTTGCCTAGATACTCCCCAGGCAAAAGATAAGCCTGTGTCACTGTGACCCATAGCAATTCCTCTTTTTATAAAACTTACCTTGTCTTCATTGAGCTTTGCCATAGGATTTTTCTCTCCCCTGGTGCTACGGCCCTTACTTGCCATGTCTTGCAAGTTTTGTTTCTGTGTTCCTAAAAATAGGTGATTAGGATTGACACAAGCCACGTTATCGCAAGCATGACAAACATACATGCCTTTTGGTATTGGCCCAACAAAAGCCTCGTAGCTCGCACGATGAGCAAGATGCTTGCGGTTGTTGGAAACAATTTCTCCATAGCCTCTCACTTGTGTTGCACCCATCCAGACCCAGCATCCTGCTTCTGGTATGCGTAAGACCTTCTTTTCTATTCGCTCTTGCGTGATTGGTTTTGCAAATGCCATTCGTGTTCCTTGGTTGGTTAGGGGTGGCAGACTGTCGGGATGACTCTGGTCTGCCAGCAGAGGCCTAACCCTCAGCTTTGCGCTGAAGTCGCTCCCGGCTGCGAGTCTGTTTTCACAATCTCCATCGCATCCTCAAAGCCAGAGGTGTATGCAATGTTCCAGATTTCTTGGAGAGACATGTTCAGAAACTTCTGAGTGTACTCAACGGCATTACGCCCTTTTTCCAAAGACTTCTGAGATGGTTGAATTTGTTGCTGTGTCATTCGTTTTCTCCAATAACCATGAACATTTCTTCCAAATCCATTTCTCTTCCCTCTACCCAGTTCTTATCCTCTTCCATGTTCTGTTGTTTATCCCCAAATGGAAATTCGCCGTTATAGCCTTCCCCACTAGCGGCAAATCCAATTTTGTAAGCCTCTCTTACCAATTTTAAAACTTCATCTTTGTTCACGATATATCCTCAATTCTTAAAACATACTTGTTGGTCTTTGCTGACTTGCGCCAGCCATGCACTTCTATCCTGATTCCGGCATCTCTGACAAGAGCTAACGTGTCGGAGGCCATAATCTTCTTTATGCGGTCACTGACAGCAGAGGCGGTCACCTGCACTGCCAGCACCTCACCTTTGCGAATAGCGAGAAGGTCAGCCCACCCCCACAGGTCTTTTCGTTGTTTCGTAAAGCTATTCCACTTCTCAACAATTTCAACGTGGTAACCCAACTCACGCAAATGAGCCAGGCTACGCTGTGTAGGTGAAACCTTGGTTGCCATCAAAAGGGAATCGAATTTTCGTCATCATCTTTGTACTTGGCATAAGCTGGCTTGACCTCTGTAGGTCTGCCCTCTTCCAGCTTCTTCTTCTTAAGCCAGTTGTCTTCCTTCACCGCCAGCAAAGGATAGCCCCGGCTGGTAGGCTTTTGCCAGATAGCCAGCTTGAGTTTCTCTCCTGCTTTGTAGTCCATTTCCAGAACCACAAAGCCTTTGTAGTCTGGGCCTTTGGGTGACTTGCGCTGGGATTCTTCCTCCCAGTAGCAGACACCCATGCCGGGTTGTTCTTGATGTGGATTAGAGGCCATTTCTTTCCTTTCGTAGTGAGTAACTGGCAAAGTCTTTGCCACCTTGAGAAACCATTGAAGTGTGGATTGGGTATCCCTGCCGCCTGAGATATTCGATATGTGCCGCAAGCCTGAAGCTGCCATAGTTGTCTAGTGCCTCTCTAGGTGTTATCGGCCCGATGTTTTCCAAGTGATTCAAAATACTGGCTCGTTGAGTTCCGAACCTGTTGGTGGCAGGGGTTCTGACTTTGGGGTGTTGATACTCCCACCAGCTTTCACAATCTCACCTTTCAACTTGATGTTGGTGAAGCTGTCAAACTCAGCAGTGACGATTATGTTTACGCTCTGCAATGCCGACAGCTTCAGAGCCTTCTCTTCATCGCTGAATTTAGGCGAGACAGAGATGCGGTGGACAAGAGAGCAGTAGCCCTCTATCCATTCGTCTGTGCTGTGGTAGCTGGCGTAGGGTTTGTCAGAGCCTGGGACGTAGAGGTGAAATGCCCCATCTGCCACTTCCACTCCCACAACTTCCGAGACTTCATCAACACGTTCTGCTGTTCCCATATCAACTGTCTTGCGGGGTTCAAAGTCTTGTACTTCCTCGGGTGTGTATACCCCAACCACGCAACCCGGATAGACCGCACGGATACCCTCCGATAAACACCGTGCTCTAAGCATTGCACGCGGATAGTTCTTCCAGTTATCCTTATTGGCGATACCGATAGATTTCGCCTGGGAGAGCGTCCAAGTGACCTCAAGCGAACCGCCTTGAGGGTGGCTAAATACTCCAGTAACTTCAGCATCTGTGTACACCTTCCATTCAACTTTTCCACCAGCTTGCTGGAACCTTGCAAGCATTGCATCTGCTTTCAGAGCTGGACGGCCCTGGATGACATGAAAATCCCGCATGGCTATTGCCGGGTGCAGGTTCTCTGCTTGGCACAGCAACATGATTGCCATAGCCTCTTGCGGGTTCTTAAACCCAAACATCTTGCTGGTGGCAGCAACCTCTGCCATCTTCTGAATGTCTGCGAGTGGAACGATGTTGCTCATAGTAGTTTTTCCAATACAGTTATGGTTAGGTCAATCAGGGAACAAAAGGCCATGATGTAAATGCTAAGGTTGGTCATGCTTGACCTCCCTGGCCTTCATCATTGCGTCTGCTTGTCTGTATGACGCACTAGCTGTTTCATCAAAGTCCATGTCTTGTCGCCAGCCTGAGTCTGATAACAACGATTGCATAGCCTTTGCCGCAAATATGTCACGCAAATCTGCGCCCTCTGCCATCGTGGTGTTGCCAGTGGTGGGGTGCTTGTGAATGAAGGGATAGGCTTTCATTTGTTCCACCATGATGCAGGTTTGACCTCTAAGATAAGCCCCTCTTCTTTAGGGTCGCCACCAACGCTGAGAACGTGGTGTCTTTTGCCGTTAATCAGTATGAGCAACGGCACATCTGGATTACAAAAATCATCTTTATCCTCAGCTTGCTCATAGGACTTGATTGACCTATTCATAGCATCGGCAACATTTTTTGTGGATTGTGGTTTAAAGAATTGCATATCTACCTCACTTCACCAAAAAGCGGCGTGAACCTGGGACGTTGACCACAAACTTCTCGTACACGTCCGGCATGGCAGACTGAAACAACTTGCTGTCAAACCTCTCACTGTGTTTAGCGTTCTTCCACGTAGCCAGCACAGAACCGTCAAAGGTAGCTAACTGGTTGCATTCCCCCATGTAACCCTGCACAAGGGTCTCCAGAGCCTCTTTCTGGGCTTCTAGAGCCTTTATCTGACCCTTGACCACCTGTAGGGTGCGGCAGGCTTCTTCCACGCTCCTGGAGGCCATCTTGGTGTTCTCCAGCCCTGTCGGATAAATCAGTCTTGCCTGTTCAGGAGTCTCTGGCGGTAGGACTGTTCCGGCCTGTACGTGTCCCCAGTAGACAGCCATCTGCTGAATAAGCTCCTCTTTTTGCTCGTCAGTGATGGTGAACGGTATAAGCACAAACTCTTGACCGCCAAATAGCACAGCCAGATAAATATGCCGTATGCCGTATACCGCCGCTTCGTGGACAATCTGAGCCATGTCAGCAGCAGGGATGAGGCCGCTATCGTCAAATTTACTTCTAACAGCAGCGTTATAGTTTTTGCACTCGACCAGGATAGTTTCGCCATTGAGTTTCCCATGGTAGTCAAAGTGTGATTTCAGCCAAGGATGTTTAGGGTGCGTGAGAGCTTCCTCAATCTTCTCCAGCCGCACACCCAGTTTCTCGCTGGCAAGGCTTGCAATGACAGGCTCCATCACATGACCCATCTGCACAGCTTCTATGCCGGACAGGTCTGGAATCTCCATCTTGCCCTGCTTGGTGAGGATGACTTCGTTGGCTTTCCCGCTGGCGGCACGGCGACTATCGCCTGACCACCATGCGCTATTACGTGTTTCTGGTGAGAAATCAGACATGGCTGGCCTCCTTTTCTTCCCACAGCTTGCCCTCTGTGCCACAAGGCTCGTGGGAGAGCCTGTGTACCTTGCAGAAGGGTAGGGTATTGGTGGATGCTTCTACGCCTGTTACAAGGCTTATAGAGCGGTTTTGGGCACATCTGCCCAGGTCTGGGGTTTTCACTCCATCTTCTAGGATGTAATGTTTACAGTCGATACAGAATTTCATGTGGAACTTCCTTTATTTAGGTTAGGGTGAGATTGAATTATACAGTTATTTGGTTAGTGCGTGTAGGTGTTTACCCTCCTGTCTCTATTTTCAAACATGAAGTGATGCCGGAGTCTGAGCTTGCGTAGGTTCACATCACACCTCGCATTTCCCATCCCATCAGAAAGTAGTTCCAGCGCATAGCCATGTTCTGGTTGGTGAACTTCTTGCCATCCCAGGCCAGCTCTTCAGGGGTGTAGCCTTTGCCTACCATCATGGCGATAAATACTTGTCGTGATTTCATGTGTTCTTCTCCTTGAGTTTGGCTTCAAACAAACGCAACACCATTTCACGGAAAAGCAACCCATCTTGGCTATGTCGATAGGCATTGAAAATGTGGCTATCTTCCATATCCTTGATGGATATTTCACGTCCATCCTTTGTTGTCCAGACTTCTGTGCGAAAGGTGCGTTTTAATTCTTGTCGTTCCCATGTTGCTTCAACAATATCCATCTTGACGCAATAGTCATCGTATGAATCGCTCATGCGCCCTCCTTTGGTGGTGTGCAAGTGTGAATGTGGGTCAAGTCTTTGGTGCGCTTGCCGCATCGTGAGCAAAAGTTCTGCTCTGTGCGCTGTGGTGGGGTGGTGTAGAGAGGCGATGGAATTTTCTCCAATGCCAGTAACACCGTTTCAATTTGCTCCTCAGATGGCGTCCAGTCATATGGGGTATTTGGGTCAATCGTGTGTTTTACGCGCCAAATAAAAGCCGTGTCGATAATCCATGTGCTGTCACCTGCTTGGCGAGGAAACGCCACAGGTTCTTGCTCTGTGCGCTGTGGTGGGTGGGTGTAAAGGGGAACAGCAATAGCGCCTTTACTGTGGCTCATCGCATCCATGTATTCAGGCTTCCAACATAAATGTGGCCCATGTTGTGAGCCATCGTTTTTGATGCCCAAATATGTGTATGCGTAAGGCTCTTGCTCTGTGCGCTCTGCCATCAACCGCATCACCTTGTCATTTAAGGTTTCAATCGTGATTTGGCAGTGGAAGCATTGAAGGCTTTGGATTGGCTCTGGCTGTGTCAATCGTTCTTTGAGTGCGGCGATTGTTGAAGTCAAATAATCAAACAATGTTTCGTGTTCGCTATGCCAAATAGTGTCTGCAATAGCACCTCCGGGCTTTGAATTTTCATTATCAAGCGTTTCTAAAGTTTGTTCCAACGCATCAAGCGCCAGCTTCATTGCTTCTTTGTCAGTCATGTGTTCTCCTTTTTAGTCCACTCTTGGTAGCTGGGGAGAGAACCTTGTTTGTTGGTTAACTCCCTCCATGCTTCTTCTTCTGCATCATCAATCTGCACCTTGCGCCAGCCGCTGCGCTCAGGGCTACGCTTGGCGCAACCATACTTGCAGTTATGCAGGCATAGTCTGGTGTGGGGATACGTGCAATCGTTAGGGTCTTTCATTGGGGGGTCTTCCTCTCTTGAGTTTGGGGCTAGGGGCTGTTACTGCTTTCTCCTGGGTGGAGAACCAGTGCTCGTTAAAACACACTCTTCTTCTGTAAATCCAGTTTGCTTTCGTTGTCTGCACCCTCTTTACTGCTGTGGGGGCTTGGCATAGTGGGCATTTCATCAATATCTCCTGTTATGTATAGGGCTGTGTTGATTACCCATTGGGGATAAACATCACCCTCTTTGTGTCGGGCTAGGATACGTTGGGCTTGCTGTACGTTCATTTAAGATTCTCCATGCGGTTGCTGCACACAATGGGACTTGTCCATTTCCAATGGCTTTAAGTCTGTCCACCCTAGCGGCCACCCCATCAGCCACTCGGGGAATGGAGGGTTCAGTTGACCAGTAAGATGCTGTTCCCCATAAGTCTTGGACTTGGTTGCTCCCCTCTCCACCGCATAGTCCAACCTGTCCCTGAGTTGCCCTGTCTTGCCTGACCCCTTGTAGTCTGTTGAACATGGTGTTGGCCATAGATGCGGATTGTTCACCTGGTCTACCAATCTGATTTGAATGGGTTGCCCATTCTCCCTGTGGGTTTTGCCCTCTTTCAGCAATCCGCTTGTCCCCCCCACTCCTGTGTCTGGTGTTCTCCACATTTGGATTCTTTTCTTCAATGCCCTGCGACTGTTGCTCCCACCGTCTAATCCTGTTGTGTTGGGCGTGTGAAAGCTGTCTATGTTGTTGGGCGACAATCCATATCCTGTCCCTCTGATGTGGCGCTCCAACGTCTGCTGCTCCCAGCACTCCCCATCTCGCATCAAACCCCATTGAGGCCAAGTCTCCAAGAACTCGTCCAAGTCCCCTAGAAGTGAGCATTGGTGAGTTCTCCACAAAGACGAATCGGGGTCGTACTTCACAAATGACCCTCGCCATTTCTCGCCACATTCCAGAGGCTTCTCCGTCAATTCCTGCCCCCTTTCCTGCTGCGCTGATGTCGGTACATGGAAAGCCGCCAGATACGACATCAACAATTCCTCTCCACGGGTTGCCGTCAAAGGTTTGTATGTCATCCCAAATCGGGAAAGGCGGGAGAAGTCCATCATTTTGTCGGGCGCACAGTACGCTTGCTGGGTATGGTTCCCACTCAACGGCACAGACTGTTCGCCATCCAAGGAGCTGTCCCCCAAGAATTCCTCCACCAGCACCTGCGAATAAAGCCAACTCATTCATGCAATCCTTTCAGACAATACAAGGGCTACGGTAGGGATGATGATTAGTCAGTGTCCTACTTTCAGCCTTGGGGCTGTCCTGTATGGGGCATACACCCGTATACAGTTCTGCTGCTTTATTTATCGAACCAACTATTCCGTAGTTGCCACGGTTGACCATCAGCCTACATGTTCGTTTATCACTTGGGGCAGAACCCTCGTGCACCCGTCCCCCTTGGGTCAAGGTGAACCGCTTTCCTCCCTCGCTGCCACAGTCATGGGCACTTAGTATCGCCAGGGGTGCGGTTGTCGTAGGGGCGAAAAAAAACCGTTTACTGCTGCCCCCGGTAGGAACCCAAAGGCAAATACCAAGGGCAGGGGCATGAGTAAACGGTTTCATTGTGTCGCTTCCTACGGCAACGGGCTAGATATTAACTGCCACTCACAAGCAAGCCAAGCAAAAACCCTAGACTGAATAGGGCTATAAGATACAGCACGTCATCAGGGTTTACTTTATACACAGTCTTATCCACAGTTTCCCAGTCATCTTTGGGGAAAGCCTCTTGCAGGGTTCGGGGGTATCTGCGGGTGGTGGGGTTAAGGTCTTGGGGCTTTATCTTAATCATCTAATGCACCTCCGAGAATGGCATCAAATGCCCAGAAAAACGTGTATTTGTCGATGGTCTTACCCGCTGTAATTTCATGCTGCACATAGTCGGCAAGGTAGCGGGACACTTGCCACAGTTGGGATTCGGTCAGGTTTGCCAGGTTGTCTACAAAGTGCTCTTTGATTTCCATGATGGTATCTCCAGGGTTAGGGGTTGGGGCTTATTTTCCGTATTTATGTTTCAGGGTTTGGCAAAGCAGGACAGCTAGGGCATGTGCTTGCTCAAGGGTTTTTGCTTTTTTCATCAAAACCATTATTTCTGCTGCGGTTAGGGTTTGCATGTTATCTCCAGGGTTAGGAAAGGGGCAGGAAAGCCCCCAGAAGGGGCTGGAAGGGGGTTATTTCACCAGCACATGGCAGTAGTCGCCATTAGGCAAACAACCTTGATGCAAAGCCCCATAGTGAACACCTGTCCAGCCAAGCTGAACCAGTAATTGTTGGGCTGCGTCATAGTGTGCAAGGTCAGTGGTTAGGCCATAAGGGTAACTGATGGTCTTAGAACCAGCGGCGCACCATGCTTTGATGCGTGACCCACGGTGGTTTGTCGGTGCAATGTACTTTGTTTGAATGGCTTGCATGGTTATCTCCAGGGTTAGGGTTGTAGTGCACCAGATAGCGCACTCCAGAGGGCACGGTATGCCCTCCAGGGTGGGTTATGCAGTCGTAGCGTGTTTTTCTGCTATGTCACCCCAGCATGTAATCCGATAATTGCCATTATGTAGAACAAGGGTGGGGGTATAAGTATCTCCGGCATTAAGGTATAAACACTCGCCCTTAGATGTAGAGAAACCCTCTACACCATGAAAGCCGCCTAAAGCGTTCAAGCACGTCATTCTTATGTCTTGAGTAGTCGGCGGGTAATAGCACTCATGAACCCGTGCTTTACCCTCTGGAGTGCTTATAAGCTGCCCTCTTGTCATAGTGAGCAACTCTTTAGCACGTTTTGCGTTATCACCAAAGATAGAGCGCAAAGCGGTAACGGAAGGTGAGCGAAACATAGTGGTTCTCCAGGTTAGGTTTTGATTGTCGAATGACAATCCACTAGCCTACTGAATAGGCTAGTAGGTGTCACTCAAGCGCAATAACTTATCCGGCGGTTTGCTAAATTTTCCCGTGCAATATCGCGCGCCACTTCAAAATCAATTATGGCCACAAACGCATCTTCAATGGCTCCAACCCGTGCACCGTTGGCTTTGAGGTTAGCCGGAGCCAAGATAGTGTCATCAATAAAGACCCACTTGTCAGTGGCTGCATCCCACTGCAATGCTTGCTCAATGGTTAATGATTCAATGATTTTCCGCATACTATGCTCCAGGTTAGGTTAGGTGTTTACTGAGTGGTTTTATCCGTTCAGTGCAGTTATTGTATGGTATATATATACGC